ATTAAAACTAATGAACATAATTGAGCGATAGCTAATACAACTATCGCCCATATTTTTTGGTTTAAAGATTTAATATCTTCACGTAAATGAGCAAGATGATTATTCTCAATAGTATCTAATCTTTGATTAATAACTTTTATATCACCTTGTAATTTTGTAGACATTAATAACCTTTTCTCACTTGCATAATAATTGTGTAAGTATCTGCACTAGAGTGTCCAACAGTAGTAAACTTTATGTCACCTGTTTTACCACTACCAGAATTGTTCGGAATACCACCAAAAGATGTATAATCGTGATAACCAGATTGGTTTTCTCCTAGTTGTATTGCTAATACATCAGATGTAGCATCAAAAAGAATACTAACTTTCATACCTGTACACTGCCACCATATTTTTTCTATAGTTGCATCTGTACAAGCACGTCCACTTGCATCACCTTCTAAAGCACTTACATCAACTTTTGTAACGGCACTTTCACCTGTGCCGTCACTTATGTTAGTAAATTTTAAAACAGCCGTCTTTAAGCCATCTTGTATGGTTTGACTTGCAACTGTATCAGCCATGTTACCCTCCTAAAATACAGAGTATTCTATTTCGAGAGTACCACGAAAAGCTGTTAAGGCTGTGTCACAAGTTGAACCTGCTCCCATATATAAATGCTTACTAGCAATAGCTGCACTGATATTTGGTTCAAATACATGATATGTACCAGCAGTTGCATCTAAATCAATATCAATCTCTGTTACTGAGTCAGTTGCTGAAATTCTTGGATTAAATGATGCAACACCAGCACCCACAATTTCTGTGCCAGAAGATATAGCAGTATTAGTTGCTGTACCTGATGTAGCACTAAGTTGTAAGTTAGCTAATGAATTAGCATCACTTGCTGCAGCAGTTGTAATTCCAAGAACTACTTTGTGAATAAAAAATTTACTTGCTGTTACAAGTGCATCTGGATGATCTGTGTTAAGTTCACCTATTTCAACAAGAACATCATTATCTGCATAAGTTGTGTCAGCAGCATTAGTATCTGCTAAACTAACAGCAAATGTTTGAATTTTTCTTGTTCCTAATGAAATCAACTGTCCTGTTGAATTAACAGAAAAACCAGTTTCTGTAATAGCACCAGTAGTCGAGCTTTCATTTATTACTTTGAAACCACTCTTTGATCGAATGGTACTCGAAAAAGTTGTGTTTGCCATATATAACTCCTTATCTTGGCTTGTCTGCTTACGCAGTTAAGGTTTTTTTTAAAGATATAAAAAAAAAGGCGACTTGTAAAGTCGCCTTTAACAATTGTTCGGTTTATTTAAGCACCTGGTGAACCGAATACACATCTTGGATCAGAAAATCCAAATGAATATCTTTCACGAGCTTTAAACCTCATATTGCCAGTTGTGAAGTCATCTTCCATTGAAGTAGCAAGAGGTGCTCTTTCAAAATGTAAGAATCCTCTTGGTGCATCAGTTTTAATAAAGAACGCATCAGTATCTGTTAAGAAGTGGTTTACTACATAACCATCTGGTAGCATACCCATGTTCTTAATAGCATTTACGTCATTATCGGAAGTGCTTGGTCTTAGAGTTGACTCTAATAAACGATCAGCAACAAATTGTAATTGAGGTGGGATAATAAGTTTCATTCCACGTAGTGCAATGATCATATTTCTCTCATCAACAAATGTTGAAATGTCAATTAAAGCGTTCTCTAATGAAGTTTCATTTAGATCAGCAGCCGTACTTGGCTCATTTCTAAATGTACCACCTCCACCTAGTGGGTGATCAGTTGCACAAAGCTCCTTACCATCACCACCTGTGAATGAACTGTCAAACGCATTGTTCAAAGTTGCCGCAGCTTTTACTTGTTTGCTGTGTGCCATAGAACGAGCTAATGCTCTTGTATATCTTGCACCTAATCTGTCGTACAAGTTATCTTCCATAGCTTCTTGCGTTAAAGCAAACGCTAATGCAATTGTTTCATGCGTATAACGTGCAGTGTAAACTTCATTTGCTGTGTCAAAATTAACCCCAGCACCCTCAGCTTTAGTTGGTGCGTTACCAAAACCTGATAACATCACTTCTTCTTCAAATGCTCTGTCAGAAGATTCTGTGTCGTAGATTTCTGCGTGTTCTGCATCATATCTATCATACTCCATGCCAAACAATGCGTTTAGACCTGGTTCTAGCTCTTTCGCTAGTTGTGCTCTACTTATCGCCATTATCTACCTCCTACGCTAAGCCTGCACCTTTTTGACCAAAAATAGAATTTTGGATCACAACGTGCACATTGGTTGCATCTGACGAAACATCAGAATTTTCAGGGTCTTGCGAAATGTCAATACATTTTAAAGGTAAACCAGCAGTTGTAGCACCAGTTGCTACGTCTAGCTCAGCACCAGAAATACCAGTAGTGGTACTACCAGAGCTTGTGTAAACAATATCAAAGTTACCAAATAAATCTGCAACTGGAAAAGCTGCATTGCATTGAATTTCATAGATAACATTTGGGTCATCTATGATGAAAGCAATAATGTCAGAAGCATTAGTGCTTGCAGGATAGAAATTACTAAATTTCTGTTCCTTAGTTGTTGGGTCAGTATACTGAACACCATTAAATACACCTACAATAGGAACTGTTCCACCATCAGCGTGTACTTCTACAGTACCACCAGTAACTTGAGCTACCATGTCACCCTGAAAGATTGATGTTCCATAATTTGCGGCGATTCTATATCGGCTTTGTCCACCAGTGAAAGGCATACCACCTATTCTACCTACAGGACGCATACCAAAAGCGGCATCTTGATTTGCCATAATTAGATCTCCTTATTAATCATCATTTAAATTTCGGTTATTCCCAAAGGAAACATTGCTGTTTCTTTGAGGCTTTAATTTTGGCATGACAGGATTATTTTCTCTCATCCAATCACGATCCACAGCATCCATTTGTGTCTGTGTTTTATTTTCAAAATATTCCTTACGTTGCTCCACAATCTCTTCTGGAACTCTTGCAAGTAATAATCCACCAGTGCCTATAACCCCAGCGTTTTTACCTTCGTCAATAACAGGAGCATCAAAATCTGGATAATCTTCTGCCTTAACAAGTTCATAACCTTCACGTCTTCTTTTGTGAATATTGTTTTTATCGTCATACTCCATGACGGATTCTCTTATCCACCTATGTTTATATCCTACAGGTGCTTCAGGAGCGTCTAATGCAGACGGTGGCTTCCAATCGTTTCTTCGCTCTGTTTTTTCACGAGATTGCGAATCTCGACTTTTTCTATCAATTTCAGCCATTATGTTCTCCTTGATTCTATTTTAGCAACTTCCTTTGCATATCTCTCAAGAGGTATGTTCATTTTTTTAGCGAAAGCTACTTGACCCGGTGATAATTCAACCGTCTTTTTTCGCCCTGATTTTACTGACCGTCCATTGGACGTTGCAGGAGCAACAGCTTGGGCGTTTTGCCGTTTATCCTGAAACTTGTTTGGAAAACTATCTCTCATACGCTTATCTATTTCAGCGTAATACTCATCAGATGTTGGATCATAACCTTCTGAACCAACTAATTGTTGATGTAATCCTTGAGCTGCACCTGTCATAACCATGTCTGATCCAAACCAAGTATTTGATTTCATCCATGTTTGTAATTTAGGATCTAGGTCTTCTACTTTAGGTGCTTGTTGTTTTTGAGGTGTTTGTTCTGGTTGTGGTTGTTGAACCTCTTGTTCTGCTCTAGCTTTTTGTATTCTTAGTCTTTCTTTTTCAATAGCTAATTTTGCCATAACATCTTGAGCTTCTGCCATCTTTTCAGAATCACCAGCTTCATAAGCCTCTTTAAACAGTTTTTTAGCTTGATCAGTTTGAGTTTCTACACGAGTACCGTATTCAGTAATATAACCTTTATCTAAATTAGATAGCTTTTGTTTTAACTCTTCGTTTTCTTTTTTCTGCTGTTGTGCAAACTGCATAGCAGCATCAGCTTCTTCTAAAGCTTGTTTTCTTTTAGCAGTTAACTGATTAATTCGTTTTTTTACATTTTCGCTATAATCTTCTAATTCATCTGACTGTTCTTTTTCCTGAACATTTGTTCGGGTTTCTTCTTTTTCAGGAACAGTTGGTATTTCAGATGTAGTTGTTTGATTATTTGT